CGTGCCGGTGGTGGCGTAGACCGTAGTCCAGCGGTAAGACGGCGAGCCAAGAACGTAGCTGTTGTCCACTGCGGGAGCAAAGCCAACAGCAGGGGAAACAAACACTGTGTTGTTGCCCAGCGTTGTGTTGGTACCGCTGGAGCCGACCGCCGTAGTGGCCGAGCCCACGGTGACGCTGCTGACTGTAATGCTGGGCGAGCCAGTCAAACCGGCTGCATTGCCGCTGACGCTAATACCCCAAGTTCCCGACGCCCCCGTACCTGTTGTGCTAGGCGCGCCGACAGTGTTGTAGGACACAGTCAGCGCCGAGCCGCCGTTAAACGTGCTGCCCGAGCCGCCACCAGAACCGCCGTTGTTAAAAGTAACTGCGTTGGTGGTGGAACCAGTTGGAGTAGCCCAAGTACCGTCATTGCGCAAGAAAGTAGATGTAGAGCCAGTAGGCGCCGGAATAGCATAAGTATTCCAATTTAATGCGCCAGAACCTATATACACCGATGCCCAACGCAAAGTTGAACCGCCTAAATAATAATAATCGTCAATACCTGGGGCAAAACCAACCAAAGGCACTGCAAACGCAACTCCGTTTAAGCTAACATTGTTTCCTGACGCGCCGATATACGCTGTCCCAGAACCTATGTTGTACTTTGTAGCGTAAACGTTATTCCAATTTAAACCCGACGCGCCAAGATCATTTGTGTTATTGCTAACACCTTGCCAAGATGATCCGTTAAGGATAACAGCGTTAGTTGAGTTACCTAATCCAACTGTTGATCCTGTAGATGTAACACTTGGAACAGTTGAGAATGTACCTATGTTGGCGCCGTTAAAGTTTTGATTAACTGTCCAAGTATTGGCGCTTGCAAAATTTATTGCTACGGTGCCTGTAGTAGTGATTGTTCCTCCGGTCAGACCAGAACCCGCCGCAATAGATGTAACTGTGCCGCTGCCACCGCCGGAACCATTTGCAGCCGCAGTAATGCGCCCCTGCGCATCAACGGTAATATTTGCGGCGGTATAAGTACCTGCTGTTACCGCCGTATTGGCAAGAGAAATGGTACCAGTGCTTGTAATTGGGCCACCTGTCAGTCCGGTGCCAGTAGCAACATTAGTAACAGTGCCAATGCCAGAACCGCTTGGTGTTGCCCAAGTCCCATCATTGCGCAAGAAAGTTACAGTTGACCCCGTAGGTGCGGGTATGGCGTAACTGTTCCAAGTAAAAACACCCAAAGTGTTTAGCGCGTTGGTGTACATACCCGCCCAACGCAAAGTGCTACCACCAGAATAATAAGTATTGTCCGTTACTGGGGCAAGCCCAACGCCGCTGACCGTGCCAATGGTGTTAGTCTGAAACTCACCATTAAAGGTTTGTTTGCCAGTCCAAGTGTTGACGCTGGCCAAGTTCAGCGAGATGGTGCCAGTGCTTGTGATAGGCCCGCCGGTCAAGCCGGTACCTGTGGCCACATTGGTCACGGTGCCGATGCCAGAGCCGCCTGGGGTTGCCCATGTACCATCATTGCGTAAAAATGTAGTGGTTCCACCAGCAGGAGCCGCAATTGAGTATGTGCCCCAAGTTAGCGCCGCAGTGTTGCTTAAATACAAACCTTTCCATTTAAGCGTGCTGCCACCCAAATAGTAGGTGTCGTCTGTAACCGGCGCAAAACCAACAGTTGCTACTGCCGCTGCTACACCATTAAGGTTAATGTTGTTGCCAGACGCCGTTATATTAGCAGTGCCTGACCCAATTCGGTAAGTAGTTGCGTAAACATTGTTCCAGTTGTAACTAGAAGCGCCAAGATCGTTAGTATTGTTACCAGCACCGCGCAAAGCAGCGGAAACAAGCACAACAGCGTTGGTGAAGTTGGCCAATCCAATTGTGGTGCCACTTGTAGTAATTGACGGAACAGTGGAATACGTCCCGATGTTTACTCCGTTAAATGTCTGGTTTGCCGTCCAAGTGCCTGCGTAGGTGTAGTCAATAGCCAACGATCCGCTGCTTGTAACAGGGCCGCCAGTTAGGCCAGCGCCAGAGCCGACGCTAGTAACTGTGCCAATGCCGGAGCCGTTTGCAGCCGCCGTAATGCGCCCTTGAGCGTCCACGGTAATGTTGGCCGTTGTGTAAGAACCAGGCGTGACTGCCGTATTGGCCAAAGATATGGTGCCGGTAGTTGTGATAGGGCCGCCAGTTAATCCAGTCCCTGTGCCTACCGTTGTAACTGTCCCAGAGCCTGACCCGCTAGGAGTCACCCAAGTCCCGTCATTACGCAAAAATGTTGTTGTACCGCCAGAAGGCGCAGCAATTGCGTACCCGTTCCAATCAATGACGCCGGTACCTAGGTATAGCGACTTCCATTTAAGGGTCGAGCCGCCTAAGAAATAAGTGTCCGTAGTGACAGGGCCAAGGCCAACAGTGGCCACTGCTGCTGCTACGCCGTTAAGGTTGATGTTGTTGCCGGACGCCGTAATTGTTGCCGTGCCCGAACCGATGCGATAGGTTGTACCGTAAATATTGTTCCAGCTTGTACCAGGAGCGCCCAAATCGTTGGTATTGTTGCCTGCACCTTGCCAAGCCGACGATACAAGGCCGACAGCGTTGGTGGAATTGGCCAACGCCATTGTCGTGGTGGATGACGTAACAGAAGGTGTGCTGGAGTACGTCCCGATGTTTACGCCGTTAAACGTAGAGTTAACCGTGGTGGTCGCGCCAATCGTTGTAACGCTTTGCAGATTCTGCGAACCACCACCACCGCCAGTAATGTCAATGACAACCGTTGGGGTCTCGGTTGCGCTGTTGTAAAAGTTACCCAAGCCGTAAATGGTGATGCCAGATACATTGGTGCCGCCGCTGGAAATGTATTTGCGTGAGCTGCTGTCAACGTAAGGCGAAAAACCTTTAAAGCCATTGCCAATAACGTTGACCACCAAGGTGGCCGTTGAGCTATTGTTGTTGACAAAAATGTTATTGGTTGTGTACAGCGTATTGCTGTTACGGGCAAACAAGCAATTGCTGATGCTGCTTGTAGAACGGGCTGCGACGCTAGTAGGCGCGTTGATGTAGATGTCAGCGTTGCCGCCGTTGTTCTCAAAGAATACGCCGTCAACAATCAATTGCGTGGGCAGGAAAGCCGTGGATTGGTAATAGATACCGCCAGATGTACCTTGGCTGCTGCCACTCATTACGCCGCAGGTTTCAATCACGCCGCCGTTAAAAGCAACAGGGCCGCCGCCAACAATTAGGTAACCAATAGACTTAATACCGGCCACCGTGCAGTTGTTGTACTGCATGGCGGTAGGCTCGGAGAAAGATGTCTGAGAGACTAAAAAGCCAATGTCGGCTAGTTGAACGTTAAAGTTGGCTACCGTTAATCCAAGGCAGTCGTTCATTACAACGCCAGTGTTGTAACCAATGATGCGAATGTCGTTAAATTCACCTATGCCAGGTATGTTCTTTAGGTACAAGCCGGTGCCTACGCCAATCGTGTAACTACCGCTGGCGTAGGTTGTCGCGTTGAATTTCTTGATCAGGCTGAACTGACCAAAGTACATCGTGAAGAATTTGTTGTCGTACCCAGCCGTAAAGTCTATCGTAACGGCACCGCCGGTAGCTGCGGAAGCATTAGAACGATAGTCATAGATGTAGGACAGATCAGCGCCTTCACCGCGCATCGTGATGCGTCCAGGTGAGTTCTGATCGGTAGAGTTAGGCCAAGTAATGCTCAGATTCTGGGTAATCTTGTACGCGCCAGCAGGCAGCAAAACTGTACCGCCGACACCGGCTGCGGACAGCGCGTTAATGGCGGCTTGAATGGCCGCCGTGTCGTCAGTAGTGCCGTCGCCTATGGCGCCAAAGTCTTGGACGCTAACAGTCTGACGTAATTTGGCTTGCACCGTAGTAGTAACAGCGCCGGTACCCGCAGGTGTGTAACTAATATTGGACGAATTAAACGAACCGTTTACGCCGTCAACCGACCAGATCAGCACGTCGGTGGCCGTCTTGAGCGTCAAAGTGTAGTTGTTGCCGCCAAGCCAAACATTGGCCTCGCCCCGCGAATCAAGGATGATGGGGTTAGTGTTAGCCGACAATCCAGTTGAATCGGTGTACGTCACCAATGGAGTGCTTGTTCCGCTGGCGTAGCTGTACAGTTTGCCGCCTGCCAATGGATTGCCATTAGCATCAAAGAATTGCATCTTGGGGCTGGGGGTCAAGTAAGTGGTCATATTTACCTCGGAACAAGAGTCATTGTCGGCAGCGTTACATAGGTTGCTCGGAGTTGATCTCCTGGCGATAAACCAAACATCCCATAATAACTGCCTGTGTTAAAAAATGTAACACCATCACGGGAAAATTCCAGCTTTGAAACATTCCCGCCGCTGACGATTACGTCCACCAGCAAGTCTGATGTGTTGGCGTAAACAAACGGCGACGCGGTTACCGTAATGGCGGTAAGCGCCGCTGGGGGCTGGCCAGAGCCACTAAGCACAAACAAATTAAAGAAAAACCTATACCAAGACCTTGACATAAGGTTTGTTTGCGGGTCGATAAACACGACACGGGCAGAAGGGATATTGGTTAGATTAAGCATTCGTGGGACTCATAACAAGTTCTGCGCCCATGATTGCGATCTTAATAGGATCGGTGCCGGACAGCTCGTAAACCCTGTCGCGCAACTTGAGCGTCATACCCAGCCGACGCCAGAATATACGTCTGCCATACGCACCAATGGCGCCGCCACCAGCCCAATGTGAATTAGACCAAGTATGGCCACCATCGTCAGACCAGCGCAGCATAAACTGAGGCTCTGGATTGACGGCAGGCGTTGTAGACGCCGCCAAATAATCGCTTGCCTCAGTAATGATGTTATTGCCGCCCTCAGTAATTAAAAGCTCAACGCCAGCGTCAGCCGGTAAATAATGACCAGCTTGGGCGTCAAGTTGCAGTGTGTGCTGTGACGTGCGCTTTAGATTGTTTTGACCCGTAGGCAGCGCACGCCATGACCGCAACCACCGCTGTATTTGGTCGTAGTCGCTATAGACATCCAAGTCAAAAGCGTACAGGTTGCCGTTGTTGTAGCTGCCGACAACAATCTCATTGTTAAACGAAACTTGGCAGTTTGACGGGTGGCGGGTAAATTGACCGTCAACCCATCCAGCGCGCTCGTGCCAAGCTTGGGTGGCTACGTCATAGACCCAAGTTGTGTTAGCCGATGGGAAGATCAGAACGTAAAAGCTGTGGCCATCTTGTTGATATGTGTACGCAATTGCGTCCGACATATTCTGGTATTGTTGAATTTGCCACTCCACGGCGTGCGTTGAGATGCGGGTGCCGGTGTAGCCGTTGGAACGGTAGACAATGCCCTGCCCACGGGCGTCGGCGCCCAGCCAAAACAGGCCGTTGTCCATCTTGGCCACAGAGTATGGGGCAATGCAGCCAATCTCGTTAAACGCGCCTTGAATGCGCGAAAGTGGGAAATCTAATCCCGCAGCGTTGTACCAAACTTCAATTGAGCTAGTTCCAAATAGCCACGCCTCACGATGGTCAACTATTAAAGCCACTAACCCATCAGGAGACCCGTCTGCAACTGAAAACTCTAATGGGTCAACCGAAGTGCCGTCAAGTAAGGACGTAACCCAAAAAAGCTGGCTGTTGGGCTGATTAAAAACAAAGTAGCCGTCAAGAAAGCCTACCGTAACTGCGCCAGGAAAATCAGGGTCAGTAATCTGGGCGAACACTTCCGTAGATGCGTTGTAGATGTACCCGTCAGGATTAGTGGCAATAAAGATTTGTGTGCCGTTGTCAGCAATACTGACAGGGCCAATGCCAGATACGGTGCCCAAAGGCGTAGATACCCAGTTGGTATCAACGCTGTAAAAACCGTTTCCCGAGACTACATACGCAATACCCTTCATCTGCCACGCGCCACGAATCGGGCCGGTGCCGACGGTGCATAACTTGCGCAGACCTGGTGCCCGCTGCAAGAAACCAGGCTCTTTGCCGCCCTCTGGGACGATCTCGGGGAACAGGTTGACCATCCTGTTGTCCGCAGCATTGACGCTGCGGGCGACGTAGCTGGAACCTAGGATGGGGGTATGCATTAATAGTTACCAGCGTAGATGTTGAACCGCTGCCGAGTCGCCACAATGGCGTAGGGCATGGACATGACATCATCAGGATTGTTAATGCGCTTTAGGTTGCGCTTGCTGGTCATGGCAATACGCGAAACCTGCGGGCTAGGCTCAACGCCAAACTCAGGCGCAAACTCCATAGCCAAATTGTAGGTGAACGCCCGCAGGTAGCCTGGCGGGTAATACATCACGGTGGCCAAGTTGGCGGGGCGGTCTAGCTCTTGGACGCTGACAAAGTGCCATTCCAATTCGCGGGTGGGCCTAGGATAGATTGTCAGCGTGATGTCAGGAAAGCCCATGTTGACCCAGCAGACTTGCGGGTATGTGGACGTGACCGTCTTTACAGCAATACCGTCGTACTGCTGCTGGTTGATAAATTTAATGCCAAAGCTGACGTTTGTGCCTGGGTCACGGTAGTAGGTGGCGTCGTCCATCAGGATCGGGCGCAGGCCTACAAAATCGCCGCTGGGGCCGAGCGTGCGGCTGATAAAGCCAGCCGGCCACAAAAAGGTTTGATCTTGGGTAACAAAAGTGGAAAGGCGCTCAGTATTCCACGAATCAATCATCTGATTGAGCGCCATCAGGGCGTCTTGAGAGACAGATGCGGAGGGGGTTTCGCCCTCGGCTAACACGCCGAGCAACCTCAACGACCGGTTGATTTGATCGCCAGCAGTGTATGTCGCCATGACTAGGCTCCTTCAGGTTCAGTTCTACGACGGCGCTTAACTTCCAGTGCGTTTACAGGAGCCGCCTCAGTAGCTACGGGCGTGTCCTGAGTATATCTTGTCCAGCCGTGTTTCTCATCAAACTGGGCTTCAAGTTCCATCGTCGCTACTTTGCGACCGTGGACAGGGTGAGACAGGTATATTTCCATAGGAAAAGGGGGCTTTTGGCCCCCTCCTTTTAGCTTGCGCCGTGGATGATGGCGAAGTTGAGAACGACAGCTTCAGCCAAAGCGCCGCCCGTTAGGTTACGCAAAGTAACAACTGCCGAGCCAGCGGTCATGCTGGAGATATACGTTGTGTAGGCAGCGGCTGTACCGCCACCAGATACGTTCACAATGATTGCGTCGTTGGAGCTAATGCCGCTG